GTAGAGTGCAAGAGAGCCTATAATGTGGATTGGATTTTTCCAACGATGTAGCTTTTTATTAAGTAGCTACTGAAACTTGTGGAGCTGCTCCTTCAATAGTATTTTGTTTGTGGGCAATAACTGCTTCTTCCAGTTTTATTTTAGTAATGATCTCCTTAACTTTGTCGTCAATTTTAACCATTTCAAGAGTATATCTACCTTCAGATAGATGCTCCTGTTCCCACTTCAACTCCAAGGACCTTTTTTGTTTGTAAAGGTCTTGTATCATTTATAACCTCCTCATAGGTTATTCTATTTACTCGGTCATCATATGAGTTTCCGAGATATTCCCAATTTATAACTTTTTCTCCTAGTTTGTCAAGGATAGATTGTTCAAGAGAATTAGGGTTATCTTCAGACAAAACTTCAAATTTTGCGTGATAATCATAAGCCCAGATGTTTATTAGGAATTTTTTCATATTATTACTTTCTTCTTAGATTGTGGCGGAACTGTGTCCCGCCACAAAAATTATTTAGATTACGCTCCTGGTGATCCGAAGATACCTCTAGGGTCTGAGAATCCAAATGAATATCTCTCTCTAGCTTTGTATCTTACGTTTCCAGTATCGAAGTCACCTTCCATTGCAGTTTTGATTGGTGAT